CAAAGGATATGCAGATGTCATTGATAAACTGGTTACAAAGTGCTGGCAGGAAGAAGCATATGCTGAGGCGCAATTAAGAAAAGTGACGAGATAAATGATTTTCGCCGAAGATGGCGACATAATGCTTGCATTTTTCAAAAAATATGGATAAGATTTTTCCAACGATGGGCTTTGTATGTCTACCGTTGATAAGATTTAAGAACCCGCCGCTGAGCGGGTTTTTTTGTGCCTTGATGTTGGCAGTACGGTAAACACGCTGGTGATCGTGAATACTGACTTTTTATCTTGCTGGCTTTTTAGACAAGAGTTATTGGTATGTCATGTTAACCAGAAGGAAAAAAGACATGCTAAAACAGCAAGATATGACAGAAACGGCGAAAGTTGTTTTTAATGAATTAAGCATCGAACCGACAACGGCCGGGGAGATTGCACAAAACACATATCTTTCACGCGAACGCTGTCAGTTAATACTGACCCAGTTGGTTATGGCGGGGCTGGCAGATTACCAGTTCGGCTGTTACAGACGCCTTCAGCAATGAAGGACTTTTAATTTGTGAAAATGGGCGGCTGGTGGGTGTTGGTAGCACCTGCCAGCCATTCGCTCATGCTTACTGGTCACAAGCGAACCACGGCCCACTGCTTTAGCGCAAAAGCAGAGTGAGCCTACCAGAGTTACGCTTACTGATCCATGAAAAATACTGTAAAAATAAACAGTGTTGATTTAATCAACGCTGATTGCCTGTATTTTATTCAGTCCCTGCCTGATGATTCCATTGACCTGATTGTTACCGATCCGCCGTACTTCAAGGTGAAACCCAACGGTTGGGACAATCAGTGGAAAGGGGACGAAGATTACCTGAAGTGGCTGGACCACTGTCTGGCCCAGTTCTGGCGGGTGCTGAAACCTGCCGGAAGCCTTTACCTGTTCTGTGGACATCGCCTCGCATCTGATATCGAGATCATGATGCGTGAACGTTTCAACGTTCTTAACCATATTATCTGGGCGAAGCCGTCCGGACGATGGAACGGGTGTAATAAAGAAAGTCTGCGCGCATATTTTCCCGCAACAGAACGCGTTCTGTTTGCTGAACATTACCAGGGACCATATCGCGGCAAAAGTGACGGCTATGCGGCAAAAGAAAGTCAACTCAAACAGCACATAATGGCACCGCTGATTTCGTATTTCAGGGATGCTCGTGCCGAACTGGGTATAACGGCAAAACAGATTGCCGAAGCCACTGGTAAGAAAAATATGGTTTCCCACTGGTTTGGTGCCAGTCAGTGGCAGTTACCGAATGAGGCTGACTACCGGAAGTTGCAGGCACTGTTTTCCCGTATAGCGGCAGAGAAGTTTCAGGAACAACAACTGGAACAACCACACCACCAGCTGGTGGCATCTTATGATTCACTGAATCGCAAATATTCTGAATTGCTGGATGAGTTTAAAACTCTCCGGCGCTATTTCTCCGTATCAGTTTCCGTGCCTTATACCGACGTCTGGACGCATAAACCCGTTCAGTTCTACCCGGGTAAACATCCGTGTGAGAAGCCTGCGGATATGCTCCGGCAAATAATCAGTGCCAGTAGTCGACCAGGCGATCTGGTTGCTGATTTCTTTATGGGATCCGGTTCCACAATAAAAGCGGCAATGGCGCTGGGGCGTCGGGCGTTAGGTGTTGAACTTGAGTCAGAGCGGTTTAATCAGACGGTGAAAGAGGTAAGTGAACTGGTGGGGAAATAATTCTGGTGGCCACGTTGCGTGGCCTTTTTATTTCCAACACAGCACCCGCAAATATCGCGAGGTGAGAGATGACGAAATGCCTCATAACCCAAATACCTGGCCGGACTGGCTGGAGTTGTTCCAGAGCTGGTGGCGTGGAGATACGCCGCTGGGCGCAGTGATTATGTCGATCGTTATGGCTGGCTTGCGCATTGCCTATTTTGGCGGTGGTGGTGGCTGGAAACGAAAAACGCTCGAGATTTTGCTCTGTGGTGCTCTGACGCTGACTTTTGCATCCGCTCTTGAGTATGTCGGATGGCCTAAATCTCTTTCTGTTGCCATTGGTGGCGGCGTTGGGCTGATCGGGGTCGATGCTATTCGTGGGGCTGCAATGAGAGTAATCGGTAATAAGTTTGGTGGCTCTAAGGAGTAATTTATGCAGGTACTAAATTCCCAGCGTAAAGCTTTCCTCGATATGGTGGCATGGTCAGAAGGAACGGATAACGGGCGACAACCGACACGTAACCACGGTTATGATGTTATTGTCGGTGGAGAACTCTTCACTGATTACTCCGATCACCCTCGCAAGCTTGTCACGCTAAACCCGAAACTCAAATCAACAGCTGCAGGCCGTTATCAACTTCTTTCGCGCTGGTGGGATGCTTACCGCAAGCAGTTAGGGCTGACAGACTTCTCTCCTAAAAGCCAGGATGCTGTTGCATTACAGCAGATTAAAGAGCGTGGCGCTTTACCGATGATTGATCGCGGCGATATTCGTCAGGCTATCGATCGTTGCAGCAATATTTGGGCGTCGTTACCTGGTGCAGGTTACGGTCAGTATGAACATAAAATCGGTGACCTGATTTCCCGGTTTAAAGAGGCTGGTGGGGTGGTAAATGAAGTTGAGCTATAAGCTGGCTATCTCTGCATTCTTCTTTACTGTCATCGGTTCTTTCATCTGGTCTACCAACCACTACTACAGCAAATATCAGCACGAAAAGAAACGTGCTGATGAGGCTGTACGAAATGCTGAATCAGCAACAGCCATTACCAATAACGTCCTGCAATCACTACAAATCGTCAATACAGTTCTGGAGGCTAACCAGCATGCAAAACAGCAGATCGCACTGGAGTCACAGAGAACCCAGGAAGATATCAAAGTGGCTGTTGAGAATGATGATTGCGCTTCACGTGCTGTGCCTGCTGCCGCTGCTGACCGGTTGCGGAAGTACGCGGACAGTTTACGTGAGCACTCCGGTTACACCACTACCAACTAGTTTGATTTCTGAAACACCTATACCGCTCATACCAGACCCTCTGACGTATGGTGCAAGTCTCAACTTAAATGCGAGCTTGTTATCTGCATTAGGGCAATGTAATACGGACAAGTCTCATATTCGAGCTATTGTCCAACAACAGCGTGTCCAAAGACTGGCCACAGGCTCTGAAAAGTTACTGAATTGATATATAGGTGTGAAATTATAATCACTGAAGACTTTTTCAGATTAAGTTAAAATAATTAAATGTTGCTGGATTGATATGTTAGATATTCTGGTGTATGACTACTACGTAGTGTTATTGTTCAATTACGTAGGGAGATTTTTGACAGGATATGGATAAGGCATGGGTTTATAAGAAGCACGCAAAAAAAGCAATCGCGTCAATAGAAAGGAATGGATGTTATTGGTTTGATGAGCGTAGACCTTATTATTCAATCGTCCAAAATATCCTTCAAGAAGCTGGGTATTCGGTTTTAATATTCAATCCTCCGCCGCATTTTGAGTATGTACTTTATCCTGAGAAGTCCGCACCATCTTATAGTGAAGTGTGCGCTATAGCAGAATTGCGGGCCGATATGAGAGTATTGGGAATTTCAGAGGAAGAATTGCCTACTTCATTAGTATAACTAGTTTGTGGAATGTTAGTGTATCAACGTTTATTTGTTTAACTTTCCGTATTCTTGCATTAAATATAGTTATGGCTTGACCATGAACAGAGTACATAGATGCATGGGGAATAATGAGTGATACTTGCCATTTTTCAGAGAAATACGATGGTTGTTTGTCATTAATATTCGCACCTGTCGTGTCATAGGATATACATTAGATGTAATTTGTATAGAATTATTTTAATAATAACAATAAGTTGAAGCTTTTGCTAGAGTGTGTGATGATGATGCCTCATCGTTGATATGTGAGGTGATTAATGATTGATATACAAAAGCTAGCTGATTATTTAGGACTCACAGTTGATGAGCTTGAAGCGTCGGGAGTTAGCGAAGATGATATTCAGGAGAATCATGGGAATTCTGGAGAAATGCACTATTCGTACTTCTTAGTGATTCCTGATGATGCTAATGTTGAGATATTGAAGAAAGCCAAATTTTCCTTAACTCCTGGTAAGATAATAAATATTCCACGTTGGGATTTGGAATAGATTCATAGTATCAATATTGAGTTTTTATGCCCTGCGTAAGCAGGGCTTTTTTTATAAACATAAGCAACGATAGTGTCCAATGCCACCACGAACCCCAAAAGCCTGCCGCGTTCGCGGTTGCCGCCATACTACTACTGATCCGTCAGGCTATTGCGAAAGCCACAAAAGCGAAGGCTGGAAGCAATACAAGCCAGGACAATCCCGTCATCAGCGCGGTTATGGTCCGAAGTGGGACGTTATCCGCGCGCGCGTGCTGAAGCGTGACAAAGGCCTGTGTCAGTTGTGTTTGCGTGCCGGTGTAGTGCGCGAGGCGAAAACTGTTGACCACATCATCCCTAAAGCGCATGGCGGCACTGATGCCGACTGTAATCTGCAGAGTCTGTGCTGGCCGTGTCATAAGGCGAAGACGGCCCGTGAACGGCTTAAGTGATAATGATTCTCAACTGTCTGAGGGGAGGGGCGGGTCAAATCTCTGTGACCTGACGTCTTCCGGACTGCCCGCCCCATCGTTTTTTTATACCCGCGAAAAATGAAATTTAACCAGGAGTGCCGCATATGGCTGGAACGGCGGGGCGTTCCGGGCGTCGCCCCAAGCCAACGGCGCGCAAGGCGCTGGCCGGAAACCCCGGCAAGCGAGCCCTGAATAAAGATGAACCTGTTTTTACGCCCATCAAAGGTGTTGAGCCACCGGAGTGGTTCGCTGAAGAAGATCTCCCTCTCGCCACGATCATGTGGCAACTGACAACCAAAGAACTCTGCGGTCAGGGCCTGCTGTGCGTGACTGACTTCGCGGTGCTTGAGCGGTGGTGCGTGGCCTATGAGTTCTGGCGACGTGCCGTGAAAAATATTGCCAGCCAGGGCAACACCATTACCGGTGCAATGGGCGGCAGGGTCAAAAACCCGGAGCTGACCGCCAAGAAAGAACAGGAGTCCGAGATGAGCAGCACGGGGGCAATGCTCGGACTCGACCCCAGCAGCCGCCAGCGTCTGATTGGCCTGGCGGGGCAGAAGAAAGCCACTAACCCGTTTCTGAAAATCATCGAGTCATGAGCCGGAAATCTTACCCCAACGTAAATGCTGCCAATCAGTATGCCCGTGATGTCGTGCGCGGAAAGATTGTGGCCTGCCAGTTTGTGATTCAGGCCTGCCAGCGCCATCTTGATGACCTGATGGAGGAAAAAAGTAAGTCGTTTCGTTACCGCTTCGACAAGGACCTGGCTGAACGGGCCGCGAAATTTATTCAGCTGTTGCCGCACACCAAGGGTGAGTGGGCATTCAAACGGATGCCCATCACGCTGGAGCCGTGGCAGCTATTTGTGATCTGCTGTGCGTTTGGCTGGGTCAATAAAGGCACCCGGTTGCGCCGCTTCCGGGAGGTGTATACCGAAATCCCCCGTAAGAACGGCAAATCAGCAATCTCTGCCGGTGTTGCCCTGTATTGTTTTGCCTGTGATAACGAGTTTGGCGCGGAAGTGTATTCCGGTGCCACGACAGAGAAACAGGCGTGGGAAGTCTTTCGCCCGGCGCGACTGATGTGTAAACGCACACCCATGCTGACGGAAGCGTTCGGGATTGAGGTTAACGCCTCAAACATGAACCGTCCGGAGGATGGCGCGCGGTTTGAACCGCTGATCGGCAACCCCGGTGATGGTTCATCACCCCACTGTGCCGTGGTTGATGAATATCACGAGCATGCCACCGATGCGCTTTATACCACAATGCTTACCGGGATGGGGGCGCGACGTCAGCCACTGATGTGGGCCATCACCACCGCCGGGTACAACATTGAGGGGCCGTGCTACGACAAGCGGCGGGAAGTCATCGAGATGCTCAACGGCTCGGTGCCTAACGATGAACTGTTCGGGATCATCTATACCGTTGATGAAGGTGACGACTGGACCGACCCGCAGGTGCTGGAAAAAGCCAATCCAAATATTGGCGTGTCGGTTTATCGCGAATTTTTGTTAAGTCAGCAGCAGCGTGCGAAAAATAACGCCCGTCTGGCAAACGTCTTTAAAACAAAACACCTCAATATCTGGGTGTCGGCACGTTCGGCGTATTTCAACCTGGTGAGCTGGCAGAGCTGCGAGGATAAATCACTGACCCTTGAGCAGTTCGAGGGGCAGCCGTGCATTCTGGCCTTTGACCTGGCGCGTAAGCTGGATATGAACAGCATGGCGCGACTTTATACCCGCGAGATTGACGGTAAAACGCATTACTACAGTGTGGCCCCGCGTTTCTGGGTACCGTATGACACGGTGTACAGCGTCGAGAAAAATGAAGATCGCCGGACAGCCGAACGCTTTCAGAAATGGGTGGAAATGGGCGTTCTGACCGTTACCGATGGTGCGGAGGTGGATTATCGCTACATCCTCGAAGAGGCCAAAGCGGCGAACAAAATCAGCCCGGTCAGTGAGTCACCCATCGACCCCTTCGGGGCGACCGGGCTGTCACATGACCTTGCTGATGAAGATCTGAATCCCGTCACTATCGTCCAGAACTTCGCCAATATGTCCGATCCGATGAAAGAGCTGGAAGCAGCGATTGAATCGGGACGCTTTCATCATGACGGCAATCCCATCATGACCTGGTGTATCGGCAATGTGGTCGGCAAAAACATGCCAGGTAACGATGATTTAGTGAAGCCCGTCAAGGAGCAGGCGGAAAACAAAATCGATGGTGCGGTTGCACTGATTATGACGATCGGTCGGGCAATGCTCAAAGAACCTGACGATTTCCTCTCATCTCTTGATCCGGACGATGATCTCTTAATTCTATGAAATCACTAATTGCTGATGTTATCGGGCTGGCTGGTTTTGGCCTGCTTACGTGCGGGGTTTACCTGCAGTTTGGTATGGCTCCGGCTCTGATTTTGTCCGGTGCTTTACTGCTGGTGGGCGCACTGGCTATGGCCAGAAGGGGGACGCGTGCTGCTTGATGCTCTGTTCAGAAGTAAATCACTGGAGAATCCTTCCACCCCGATAACCGGGGATGCCGTTGATACTGATGGGCTGTTCCGGGCAGACGTTTATGTCAGTCCTGAGACTGCGATGAAACTGGCTGCGGTGTATTCCTGTATCTATGTCCTGTCTTCCAGCCTTGCCCAGATGCCGTTGCATGTTATGCGCAGGTACAAGGGGAAGGTTGAACCCGCACGCGATCATCCTGCGTTTTATCTGGTTCATGATGAGCCCAATACCTGGCAAACCAGCTACAAATGGCGCGAACTGAAGCAACGTCACATCCTTGGCTGGGGGAATGGGTATACCTGGGTGAAACGTAATCGTCGCGGTGAAGTCATATCCCTGGATTGCTGTATGCCGTGGGAAACGACGCTGATGAATACTGGTGGCCGATATACCTACGGTTTGTACAACGAATATGGGGCGTTTGCGATCAGTCCGGACGATATGATCCACATCCGTGCGCTGGGTAATAATCAGAAGATGGGGCTGAGTCCGATTATGCAACATGCCGAAACAATAGGCATGGGGATGAGCGGTCAGAAGTACACAGAAAGCTTCTTCAGCGGTAATGCCCGTCCGGCGGGGATAGTATCCGTTAAAAGCGGACTCAATAAGGAAAGCTGGGGCTGGCTTAAAGATCAGTGGCAGAAGGCATCGCAGGCGTTACGCCGCCAGGAAAACAAAACCATGCTGCTGCCAGCCGATCTGGATTACAAGGCACTGACTGTGTCGCCAGTTGACGCTCAGATCATTGACATGATGAAGCTGAACCGTTCAATGATCGCCGGTATTTTCAATATTCCTGCGCACATGATTAATGACCTCGAAAAAGCCACCTTCTCCAATATTTCTGCGCAGGCGATTCAGTTTGTCCGCTACACGATGATGCCGTGGGTGACGAACTGGGAGCAGGAGCTTAACCGTCGCTTGTTTACCCGCGCTGAGTTAGCCGCCGGGTATTACGTCAGGTTCAATCTGACGGGGCTTTTACGCGGAACTCCGCAGGAGCGCGCGCAATTCTATCACTTCGCTATTACCGATGGATGGATGAGCCGTAATGAGGCCCGCGCATTCGAGGATATGAATCCGGTTGAAGGGCTGGATGAGATGCTGGTAAGCGTGAATGCTGCTAACCCGGCAGGAGATTTTAAGCCCCCAAAAAACGATGAGGGAAAAACCAATGAATGACCGTGAAATCCGTTGTTACAGCGGTGAGGTGCGTGCTGAGCGGCATGACGATAACCCGGCGCACATTATCGGTTATGGATCGGTGTTTGACTGTCGTTCTGAGCTGATATTCGGTTCATTCCGCGAAATCATCCGGCCCGGCGCTTTTGACGATGTGCTTGGTGATGATGTACGCGCACTGTTTAACCACGATCCTAATTTTATTCTTGGGCGTAGTGCAGCAGGCACGCTGAATCTTTCAGTTGATGAGCGCGGATTACGCTATGACATCCAGGCTCCGGAGACACAGACCATTCGTGATCTGGTGCTGGCCCCGATGCAACGTGGAGATATTAACCAGTCATCTTTCGCTTTCCGTGTCGCCCGTGACGGTGAGGAGTGGTATCAGGATGAGGACGGGGTTGTTATTCGCGAGATAACCCGCTTTTCCCGTCTGCTGGATGTCAGTCCTGTGACATATCCTGCCTATCAGGAGGCTGACTCGGCTGTTCGCTCCATGAAAGCATGGCAGGAGGCGCGCAACAGTGGCGCGCTACAGAAAGCCATTAATCAACGTATGGCGCGTGAACGCGTCCTGACCCTTCTTAACGCGTAAAGGAAACATCATGAAACTGCATGAACTGAAACAGAAACGTAATACTATCGCAACTGACATGCGCGCCCTGAATGAAAAAATTGGTGATAACGCATGGACGGAAGCGCAGCGCACTGAGTGGAACAAAGCAAAATCCGAACTGGAAGCGCTTGATGAACGAATTGCACGCGAAGAAGAACTGCGTCGTCAGGATCAGGCGTACATTGAAAGCAATGAGGAAGAGCAGCGTCAGAATCTTGATCCGGAAAACAATCCGCAACAGGATGAGAAACGAGCTCAGGTTTTTGATAAGTGGATGCGTCACGGTGCCAGTGAGCTGACATCAGAAGAACGAAAGGCGTTGCGTGAACTTCGTGCCCAGGGGGTAGCTCAGGATGAAAAGGGCGGATATACCGTACCAGAAACATTCCTGGCGAAAGTTGTTGAGAAGATGAAATCCTACGGTGGCATCGCCAGTGTGGCGCAGATTCTGACCACTTCTGACGGTCGCACTATGGAGTGGGCAACAGCTGATGGTACTTCCGAAGTTGGTGTTCTGCTGGGCGAAAATGAAGAAGCCGGTGAAGAAGACACCGATTTCGGTATGGGAAGTCTTGGGGCGCTCAAAATGACATCGAAAATCATTCGTGTGTCTAATGAGTTGCTGCAGGACAGCGCGATCGATATGGAAGCTTATCTTGCCCGTCGCATTGCTGAACGTATTGGTCGTGGTGAAGCCCGTTATCTGATTCAGGGAACTGGTGCTGGTACGCCTAAACAACCCAAAGGGCTGGTCGCATCTGTGACCGGCACAACCCAGACTGCCGCGGCAAATACGGTGAAGTGGCAGGAAATTCTGGCTCTGAAACACAGCATTGATCCTGCATATCGTCGCGGGCCGAAATTCCGCCTGGCGTTTAACGATAATACGCTGAAACTGATCAGTGAGATGGAAGACGGTCAGGGACGCCCTTTATGGTTGCCGGATATTGTTGGTGTGGCACCTGCTTCAGTGTTGAATGTACCGTATGTCATTGATCAGGAAATTGATGATATCGGGGCGGGTAAAAAATTCATGTTCTGTGGTGACTTTGATCGCTTCATTATCCGTCGTGTGCGATACATGATTCTTAAACGTCTGGTTGAGCGTTACGCGGAATATGATCAGACCGGTTTTCTGGCCTTCCATCGTTTTGACTGTATCCTGGAAGACACCTCTGCCATTAAAGCGCTGGTGGGGAAAGGTAGCGTTGGTGGTTGATTAGTCTTTTTACGTAATACAGCACGCCGCGTAATGCGGTTTTTTTGTGCCCGCGTTCTGGCGGGCACAGGAGGTTTTATGCTGTTAAAAATGGAAGAGATTAAGCTTCAGCTCCGTCTGGATGATGATTTCTCTGATGAAGATGAGTTGCTTGAACTGCTTGGTAAGGCCGCTCAGAGTCGTACGGAAAACTTCCTTAACCGTAAGTTGTATGCAACCGCAGATGACAGGCCTGCGGATGATCCTGATGGGCTTGTGATATCTGATGATGTGAAGCTGGCGCTTCTGCTACTTGTCAGCCATTTCTACGAAAACCGCTCAACGGTTACAGACGTTGAGAAAATGGAGTTGCCAATGAGTTTTAACTGGTTGGTTGTTCCTTATCGCCTTATACCACTATGAAAATTCGTCAGGCGCAGACCAGCGCAACCTACATTCTGCCGGACCCCGGCGAACTGAATAAACGCGTCCTGATCCGCCAGCGGGTGGATATGCCCGCGGATAACTTTGGCGTGGAGCCTCAATACCCGGTTGCGTTCCGGGCATGGGCGAAGGTTATCCAGACCAGTGCCACCACCTGGCAGGAAACCGCGCAGACCGGAGACGCCATCACCCATTACATCACCATTCGCTACCGCCGGGGGATCACTGCTGATTATGAGGTGGTCTGTGATGACAGTGTGTACCGGGTGAAACGTCAGCGCGATCTGAACGGGGCGCGGCGCTTTCTGCTGCTGGAGTGTACGGAACTGGGCGAATTTACGCAGAGTCACGGAGGCAGCAATGGCGACTCCCTTTTTTCACGTTGATGTTCAGCAGCCCGCGGAGATGCGCTTTAACCGCGCCCGTGTCCGGCGGGCGTTTGTCACGATTGGGCAGCGTCATATGCGTGATGCCCGTCGGCTGGTGATGCGCCGTGCGCGGTCGGCACCGGGTGAAAACCCCGGTTATCAGACCGGACGCCTGGCTCGTTCGATTGGTTACATGGTGCCGAGAGCCAGTAAAAAGCGAGCCGGTTTTATGACACGCATTGCCCCTAACCAGCGCAACGGGAAGGGGAACCGGATGATCTCTGGTGACTTCTATCCGGCGTTTCTGTTTTTTGGTGTCCGGGGAGGAGCAAAACGTCGTCGTAGTCATCATCGTGGTGTATCCGGTGGCAGCGGCTGGCGGCTGGCTCCACGTAATAACTTTATGGTGGAAACGCTTGAAAAGAACCGCAGCTGGACACGCTATTTTCTGGCGCGGGAATTGCGTAAATCACTGAAGCCGGAGCGACGACACAGATGAAACTGACGCCTGTTATTGCTGCACTGCGTGCCCGCTGCCCGTATTTTGAAAACCGGGTGGCAGGCGCGGCACAGTTCAAAAATCTGCCGGAGGTCGGAAAGCTGAGACTCCCGGCGGCGTATGTGGTACCGGGTGATGACTCTCCGGGAGAAAACAAAAGCCAGACCGACTACTGGCAGGAGCTGAAAGAGGGCTTCTCCGTGGTTGTCATACTGAGTAACGGGCGTGATGAGCGCGGTCAGTTTGCCTCGTATGATGTGGTGGACGATGTCCGGCAGATGCTCTTTAAGGCTCTGCTGGGCTGGAACCCGGAAGCGTGCGGTAACCCGATTACCTATGACGGCGGCACGCTGCTGGATCTGAATCGTCATGAGCTGATTTATCAGTTCGATTTTTCGGTCATCAGCGAGCTGACCGAAGACGATACCCGCCAGCAGGATGACCTGAACAGTCTGGATGAACTGCGAACGCTGGCGATTGATGTTGATTATCTCGATCCCGGTAACGGGCCTGACGGTGATATCGAACATCACACCGAAATAACCCTTCCTTCCTGAGAATCTTCATGTTTGTGAAACCTGTTAAAGGGCGGTCAGTTCCTGACCCTGCCCGCGGCGACCTTTTGCCCGCCGAGGGGCGAAATGTTGATGAGAACAACTACTGGCTGCGCCGTGAAGCAGCGGGTGATATCCGGCGCGTGAATAAAAAGGTGAATACCGATGACGATAAGCTTTAACACCATTCCGTCGAATACGCTGGTTCCGATTTTTTATGCGGAAATGGATAACTCGGCGGCGAATACTGCACAGGACAGCGGAGCATCGCTGCTGATTGGTCATGCCAATAACGGTGCAGAGATTGTTGCCAACAGTCTGGTGCTGATGCCATCGGCAGACTATGCACGCCAGATTTGTGGTGCGGGAAGTCAGCTGGCGCGTATGGTCGAGGCTTATCGCCAGACCGACCCGTTTGGTGAACTGTATGTGATTGCCGTTCCTGAATCCACGGGCGCGGCGGCAACAGTTACGCTGACGGTGACCGGCGCGGCAACCGAAACCGGCACGGTGAATGTTTATGTGGGACGTACCCGCGTGCAGGCACCGGTGACCAACGGCGATAACGTCGCGACGATTGCCAGCAGTATCAAAGATGCCATCAATGCCGTTCCGACCCTGCCGTTTACTGCCTCATCTTCGGCAGGCGTGGTCACACTGACCGCGCGTCATAAGGGGCTTTGCGGGAATGAAATTCCTGTCAGCCTCAATTACTACGGCTTTGGTGGGGGCGAAGTGCTGCCAGCGGGCGTACAGATTGCCGTGGCGACGGGTACCGCCGGAACGGGCGCTCCTGTTCTCACCGGCGCGGTGGCTGCAATGGCGGATGAGCCGTTTGATTATATCGGCCTGCCGTTCAACGACACGGCCTCCGTTAACACGCTGGTGACCGAGATGAACGATACCAGCGGTCGCTGGAGCTATGCGCGTCAGCTGTATGGTCATGTGTATACGGCAAAGATCGGCACGCTGTCAGAACTGGTGACCGCAGGTGACCAGTTTAACCAGCAGCACATTACCCTGGCGGGATACGAAAAAGAGACCCAGACGCCTGCCGACGAGCTGGCGGCAAGCCGTACCGCCCGCGCAGCGGTGTTTATTCGCAACGATCCGGCACGTCCCACGCAGACCGGTGAGCTGGTGGGTATGCTGCCTGCGCCGAAGGGGAAACGGTTCACGATGACCGAACAACAGACCCTGCTGTCTCATGGCGTGGCAACGGCGTATGTCGAAAGCGGGGTGCTGCGCATTCAGCGTGATGTCACCACGTACAGGAAAAACGCTTACGGTGTTGCGGATAACAGCTACCTCGACAGCGAGACGCTGCATACCAGCGCGTATGTGCTGCGCAAACTGAAATCCGTCATTACCAGTAAGTACGGGCGTCACAAGCTTGCCAGCGACGGTACCCGCTTTGGTCCCGGTCAGGCGATTGTCACCCCGGCGGTGATCAAAGGGGAACTGCTGGCAACCTACCGTCAGCTTGAGCGTGCGGGGATCGTGGAAAACTACGAACTTTTTAAGCAGTACCTGGTTGTGGAGCGTGATGCCAGCGATCCGAACCGCCTGAACACGCTGTTCCCGCCTGACTATGTTAACCAGTTGCGTGTCTTTGCCGTGGTTAACCAGTTCCGTCTTCAGTATTCAGAGGAGTCCGCATAATGGCCCGTATCGGGGGAACCTGTTATTTCAAAATTGACGGTCAGCAGCTATCGCTGACCGGCGGCATTGAGGTGCCCATGAACAGGACGGTCAATGATGACATCATCGGCCTGGACGGTTCAGTGGACCGCAAGGAAACTCACCGTGCGCCTTATGTTAAAGGGACCTTCAAGGTGCCGAAGAATTTTCCGGTGAGCAAAATCACCTCGTCTGATGAGATGACCATCACTGCCGAGCTGGCGAACGGTCAGGTCTATGTACTGTCGTCTGCCTGGCTGCACGGCGAAGCGAACCATAATGCCGAAGAAGGCACGGTCGACCTTGAGTTCCACGGTGAAGAAGGGGATTACCAGTGATTGAGCTTGTACTTAAAAAACCGATCATCGCCCACAAAGAAACACTGCATGTGCTGGAAATACGTGAGCCTACGTATGACGAGATTGAGGCGCTGGGGTTCCCATTCTCTGTTTCGCCTGATGGTGGTATGAAAATGGACAGTCAGGTGGCGCTGAAATATATCCCGCTTCTGGCCGGGATCCCGCGCTCGTCTGCAGCGCAGATGACGAAGCTGGATATTTTCAAGGCAGGCATGATTGTAATGCGTTTTTTTACCGGCTTGGGGACGGAAGAGACCTCAGGAAGCGATTCTACAATGTCGCGTGGTTCTGGAAATTAAACCCCCTTGAACTTCGCCGGACGGCTATTTCCCACTTTGCTGATCTGGAGGCAGAGGCCGTCCGTATAAATGAGGAGATGAAGCATGGCTGATAATTTTCAGCTGAAAGCCATCATCACCGCCGTTGACAGGCTATCCGGCCCGCTTAAAGGTATGCAGCGTCAGCTTAAGGGATTTCAGAAAGAAGTCTCCAGCCTTGCTCTGGGCGCTGCCGGGGCGGGTACTGCAATAATGGGGGCACTGGCACTCCCTGTAAAATCAGCCATCACCCTTGAATCGAAGATGGCTGATGTCCGCAAAGTGGTGGACGGTCTGGATACGCCGGATGCATTTAAGGCCATGACGGAGCAGGTACGCGCTTTGTCTACAGAGCTTCCCATGTCTGCAGACGGGATCGCGGAAATTGTGGCGGCTGGCGGTCAGGCCGGGATTGCACGTGATGAACTGATGCAGTTTGCCACTGATGCGGTGAAGATGGGCGTGGCCTTTGATACAACGGCTGAAGAGTCCGGGCAGATGATGGCCCAGTGGCGTACTGCGTTTAATATGACGCAGGATGAAGTGGCCGGGCTGGCTGACAAAATCAACTACCTTGGTAATACCGGCCCGGCGAATGCGAAGAAAATCTCCGATATTGTTACGCGTATTGGTCCTTTAGGTGGTGTTGCAGGTGTGGCTTCCGGCGAAATTGCGGCAATGGGGGCAACCATTGCCGGGATGGGCGTGGAGTCAGAAATTGCCGCCACAGGGATCAAGAACTTCATGCTTTCCCTGACCGCGGGAAATTCCGCGACAAAATCGCAGAAACAGGCATTGCGTTTTCTGCGGATCAATCCGAAGAAATTAGCTGCTGATATGCAGAAAGATGCCCGGGGCACCATGCTGTCTGTACTGGATGCGATGGCTAAAGTGCCTAAAGAAAAACAGGCCGCTGTGCTGAATGCCCTGTTCGGGAAAGAGTCTCTGGGCGCGATAGCACCTCTGCTGACTAACCTTGATTTGTTGCGTACCAACTTCAGGCGGGTTGCGGATTCCCAGCAGTATGGCAGTTCGATGCAGAAGGAATATGCTTCGAGGGCAGCGACGACGGAAAACCAGCTTTTACTTCTGCAAAATCAACTTGATGCCATTTCTTCCACGCTGGGGGAAACGTTTCTTCCTGAGGTTAATGATGGTCTTGAAGCGGTAAAACCGCTCCTTGAGGAAGTGAGAACGTTTGTCCGTGAAAACCCGGAGCTCGTTAAGACCATTGCTAAAATCGGTCTGGCCTTACTGACGGTGGGAGCCGCTGCAGGCTCTTTGTCCAGAATTATGAAAGTTCTCGGCGGTGTGATGAATATGACGCCAGCTAAGGGGCTGATTGCTCTTCTGGTTGGTGGCGCTTACCTCATTATTGATAACTGGGAAACCGTAGGCCCTGTCATAAAAAAAGTCTGGCACGTGGTGGATGAAACGGCGCAGGCGATGGGGGGATGGGAAACTGTTCTGAAAGCGATTGCCCTGTTTATGGCAACCAAATGGGTTGCTGACGTTACCAAATCCATTACCGCAGTGACCAGAGAGATGCGTACGCTGGGGAAGGTATCGGCAGAAACGGGATTGATGGGGAAAGGCCGCGGCTTTATCGGGAAGGCCGGGGTATATGGTTTTCTGGGAACCCTGATGTATGAGCCGGTTAAAGATACTCTGGAAAGTGTTGTTCCTGAAGATACGGTTAACTGGCTGGATAATAAAGGGCTGTTTCTGGCTTCAGACTGGACGCCTTTTTTTGATCGTAAAGAGTACGAGCAGTATCAGGCCAGCCTGAGCCAGTACAAACCCAATGTTCCGCTGTTGAATCCATCTTCTTCCATGACACAGCACAGCGAACTGAAAGTCACGTTCGAGAATGCTCCGCCAGGTATGAAGATAATTGATGTACCGGGCAAAGCCGATCCCCTGATGAAAATCACGCACGATGTGGGGTATTCCCCTTTTCGTTTTCCACGATAACGCAGTCCTTTTTGAGGTCAGTCTATGGATTTATCCTCATTTCCCACCCGACCTTCATTACTTTCGTCGTCTTCAGGCTGGCGTGACAGACTTCAGGACGCGTCATTTCGCGGCGTGCCGTTTAAGGTTGAAGAAGAAAGTGCGGGAACCGGTCGCCGTGTGGAAACACATGAA